TATATCGCTGTCAGAAGGCCTTAAAATCACGTTAAAAATATGTTTACTTTTCGGCTTTGATTATGTAATGTTTAACTTTACTTAGAGAGGTGCGGTTATGATTCCTAAACTGTCAGATGGTGATTATGGATGGGTAGTGGTCAGAATTCTGAACGGTGAGGTTATGCAAGAGATAAAAAGGGATGATAAGAATGTAGAAAAATTGAATTTTGATCGATATTATTTATTGACAATAAGTGACTATGTAGCTAATGTTATAGCAAGTAAATTAACAACAAAACAATGAGGGTTATTAAAATGAACTTGAAAGAAAATTTTGTATATCTAATCAAAGAAAAAGCTTTTGAGGTGTGCTTGTGTACGTGTATCGTCGCGTTAGTTATAGCGATAAGCACAGGTATTAAGCAGGAGTTAGCGATCAAGGAAGAATGTGCCGCCAATGGCGGGACAAGTATTTATGATACAAATTTCAACTTGGTGTGTGTTGAAGTAATTGTCATTATCAAGCAATGATGAGGAAGCACTAATGCCAAAATACATAATATTAATTGTCGTATTTTTGTTAGCGACATGGTACTACAGCCCAGTAGTGGTAGAGGTAGAGGTTGGGCTAATATGGCCAAGCGAATCGAACGGCTCGGTATTAAAAGCTAGGGGTGATTAGCATGTGGGTATACAGCGTTACAGCAAAAACATTATGGAAGAATACCGGCGAAGTTGTTACTACACGATGTAGCTCTGGGCATGATGGAGCAAAAGACATAAGTCGGCTTGATGATATGAAAGACATTGGCCCTATACCTAGAGGGACCTGGCAAGTGCTTAATGGATTCGACTCGCCGGCGCTAGGGGCGAAAACAATACCTCTCTTACCGCTTGATCATACAGCAAAGAAAAGGGCGGGCTTTACGTTACATGGTAATATGGTAAAAATGCCACAAGCTAACGGTATATCAATGCCATTGTCAGTTAGAAGCAAAATAGACAGATCAAAAGACAGCACAATATTGGTAATAGAATGAGCAATTATATAGAATTGCCAGTGTACCCTGTTAGGGCTTTGCGTGACGATGAAATAAAAGCATTGACAATGGGTGGGAGCGGGGTTAATCTTAGCGAACATCATTTAGAAGTTATAGCGAGGCTAATTAGCTAAAGACGCGGAGTGGTTTTATGATTTATAAAGGATATAAAGATAAGTTCTCAAGCGGATCAATCACCATTTATAACGATGATTGTATGAATATACTAAAACAAACCCCCGATAATTATTACCATCTCTGTATAGTCGATCCTCCGTATGGAATAGGTGAAAGCGGCAAGACAAATAAAAGTCGCGGAAAGCTGGCTATAGCAAAAGATTACAAAAGCTTTGCAGGTGATGATTTACAGCCGCCCAATAAAGATTATTTCTTAGAGCTGCAGAGAGTAAGCAAAAACCAAATAATATGGGGCGCAAACCACTTTATGCAAAATATCGCGCTTGGTTCTAGCTGTTGGATTGTATGGGACAAGATGACGGGCGAATCTGATTTTGCTGATTGCGAGCTAGCGTATACAAGCTTTAAGACTGCAGTAAGAAAGTTCCAGTTTAGATGGTCAGGAATGCTGCAGGGCGACATGAAAAACAAGGAGTTACGCATACACCCAACACAAAAACCTGTAAAGCTATACGAATGGCTTTTAAGCAACTACGCAAAGGAAGGCGACCGAATACTTGATACGCATGGCGGGAGTATGAGTTCGGCTTTAGCTTGCCATAACGCTGGCTTTGATCTTGTTTTATGCGAATTGGATAAGGACTACTTTGACGCTGGCGTGTCTAGGTATGAGCAGCACATCAAGCAACTGTTAATGTTTTAGATATCTGTTATAATCTATAAAACAAATAGGCATCTATCATTATGAAGAAAGGACAAAAGAAAGGTGAAAGCCTAGACTTAATTGGATCAAAATACGGTAAGTTAACCGTTGTTTCGCTAGAGGGGCGTGGCGCCAGAAATAGATATATTTGGAGCTGTGTTTGTGAGTGTGGGGGCATAAAAGCAGTCGCTCAAGACCTTCTCACGTGCGGCAAAACAAAGAGCTGCGGGTGTTTAATTGGCCCATCAAGACTCGCTCACAATAAGTACCCTGATAGAGTTGGCGCTCTTTTTAATTTACTTTATTTTTCAGTTAAAAAACGACACAACAAAAAATCAAAAGAAAAGTGTATTGGTATAGATTTGTTTATTAACTTATCAAATTCTCCGTGTAATTATTGCGGAACAACTGGAAGCAATACGAAAAAAGACGTTAGGCGTGATTCTCGCGGCGGAGAAGCTGTAACCGCTATAGTCTCAGATACCACAATAAAGTTTAACGGTATTGACCGAATTGACAGCAGTAAAGGCTACACAGAAGAAAACTGTGTTAGTTGTTGTAAGGAATGCAATACTGCAAAAATGTCTCTCACTGAAAATGAATTTAGATCGTTAATAATAAAAATATATGAGCATTGGGCAAAGTAGATTTATAGCTAGCAGCGCAATAGCGGCTCATTACGGTGGTTTTGAGTTTGTGGGTTGTGAGCTAGATGAGGATTATTATAATGCAGCCAAAATTCGTTTTGACCGCGAGACAGCGCAAATAGATATTTTTCAGTAGAGGTTAATGAAATGCTTGCTTTCGACGAGCTGTTATTAATGAGCGAAAAGGAAAAGCTTGACTATCTTCGCAAAGAAGAGGAAGCTATAATTAGCACAGCTAGAGGCAGCTCTGTGCTAGAGTTGCGCAAAATTCAATCAAAGTGTGATAGAATTAGGAAAACTGTTAAAACCCAACCTGAATCATCATCGATAATTTGCCATGAGGCAATCGAACATCCGCTGGAGCTAGACGTCGAAGATTGCAAAAGGTGTATTATAAAAGCTTTTTTAGTATTATTTATGCTGTATGCGTTCTCTATGCTCCCTAACGCTAGTGGAGACGAAGCAAAGATTCCAACTGTGAAAGATGTCGATGAGAGCGCTATAAATATAGCGTCTTCATTTATAATAAAACAAAAATTAGAAACGGGTGATGTATGATAGCTAAAAATAAGACAATATTAGATTCTATTCAAGCGGTTTATAGAAGTAATTATGAGCTAACAAAAGAGAAGGCAAAATCTAAAGGTGAGCGTGACTTTATAACGGCTCTGCTAAAACAGAATGATATTATAACAACTAAGCTTTTATCTATGGTGACACCATGAACTTAATATGCAAACACGCCGCACCGATTTATAGCGAGCCTTGCGGTAAGTGCAGGACAGAATACAACGACGCTAGAGACATGGTTAACGAAAGACTGAGAGCTATACAGATTTTCGGTGAGCGCAGCCTAGAGGATGTGATGGATAGGGCTAACAAAGCTATAGATGGAATGATACTCCCTGGCGGTTACAGGGCTCAAGTTCATCTTGAAGAGGGCAAACTTGGCGTGAGGTATTTTAGATGATAGCACTTATTCCTGTTATAATTGGTTCTTACGCGCTTTATAAGAAGATGCCTATTTTAGGATCATTGCTTATAATGTGTTCTATTTATAGTTTATTTGTTTGAGGACCCCATGGTAGCTCCATCAGGAAACCAGTTTTGGAAGAATAGATCAAAACATGGAAGGAACACTTTATTTGAGACCCCGGCATTGCTTCTTGAGACTGCGCAAGAATATTTCGAGTGGTGCGACAGTAATCCGCTCAAAGAAGAGAAAATATTCTGCTTTCAGGGCGACATAATAAAAGATGAGATAACGCTTAAGCGCGTCTACACGATATCAGGGTTATGCGTTTATATAGGGTGCTCTTCTTCGTATTTCAGGAATTTTAAGACAGAAAATCAAGATTTTTTGACCGTCCTCGACTATATCCGCGAAACAATATACACGCAGAAGTTCGAGGGAGCCTCTGTGGGGCTTTTTAACGCTAGCATTATAGCTAGAGACCTTGGGCTTAAAGAGTCGGTAGACAACGATCACAGAAGCTCTGACGGGTCTATGAGCCCCAAAGGAGGTGCTGTGATAGTGTCAAGCGATCCTATAGAAGCTGCAAAGGAATATAAAAAGATCATGAGCGATGATTGATTTCATTAATCCTGACTACATTCAGATTTTCAATAGAAGGGTGGAGCGGCTAAATAGAATAAGAAATAATCCTGACTGCCTTCCCTCTCTTAGACTGTATTATAGGGAAAACCCTGCCCAATTTATAACCGATTGGGGCTGTACTTTTGATCCGCGTAACGTTGAGAGGGGTTTACCTGCCACAATACCATTTGTCCTGTTTCCAAAGCAGGAGGAATTTGTTGACTACGTAACAAGAAAGTGGAAGACACAAGAAAATGGGTTGGCTGAAAAGACTAGGGACATGGGCTTGTCTTGGCTTTCAGTTGCCATAGGTGTGACCATATGCTTGTTTAACGAAGGCGTGGTAATAGGCTTTGGTAGCAGGAAAGAAGAATATGTAGACAGAATAGGAAGCCCAAAATCCCTATTCTGGAAAGCTAGAATGTTTATAGAAAACCTTCCTCCGGAATTCAGGCCGGAATACAACCCTTCTAAACATGCGCCGCACATGAGAATAAACTTTCCCGCCACTGGATCTAGTATGTCGGGAGAGGCGGGCGATGGTATAGGACGAGGTGATAGGTCGAGCATCTACTTTGTGGATGAGTCAGCATTTTTGGAGCGCCCGCACCTGGTAGAGGCGTCACTGTCTCAGACTACCAACTGCAGGATCGATATAAGCACGCCTCATGGCATGGGCAATCCCTTCGCTGAAAAAAGGCATAGCGGGCGTGTTGAAGTGTTCACTTTCCATTGGCGCGATGACCCAAGGAAAGACGAACAGTGGTATGCAAAGCAAGTAGCTGGGCTTGACGCTGTAACATTGGCTCAAGAAGTAGATATAAATTATAATGCCTCTGTAAAAGGCCAGTTAATACCTAGCGAATGGGTTCAGTCAGCTATTGACGCCCACAAAAAATTGGGGATAAAGCCTAGCGGCAAGAAATCAGGGGCGCTGGATGTTGCGGATGAGGGCGTCGACTTAAACGCATTTTTACAGACCCATGGTATTGTCATAACTAACGCAGAGACATGGAGCGGGAAGGGAAGCGACATATACGAAACGGTAGATAAATCCTTCTTGATATGTGACACAAATAATCTTGAAGAGTTTAAATATGACGCCGACGGCCTGGGATCTGGGGTGCGTGGCGACGCTAAAAAGATAAACGCAGAAAGAAGAATTAAGCACCAGAAGCAGATAAAAGTTAAGAAGTTTAGGGGTAGCGCATCAGTTCCGTTTCCCGAAAAAAGCCTGGTAGAGGGAAGGACTAACGCCGACTTCTTCGGTAATGCCAAGGCATACGGATGGTGGTCTTTAAGGCTTAGATTCTTAGCTACACATAGGGCTGTAACGTCAGGAGAAGATTTCAAGGAAGATGACATTATTAGTATTAGTAGCGAGATAGATAAAAAGTATTTTCAGGCCCTTATCAACGAGCTGAGTCAGCCAACATACGAAAAAAAGGAGGGGAGCGGAAAGCTTTACGTGAATAAGGCGCCCGACGGCACAAAATCGCCAAACTTGGCGGATACTGTTATGATTAGATTTTCGCCAAGCCAAGACGATAAAGCCAAAGGCTACACACTATGAAAACCAAATTTTTAGATGGTCTGCTAAGCTTAACAAGATCATTAACGAACACGCGCAACGCTTCTGCGACTAACCGCATACAATCATCGAGAGTTGACTACGAAGAGTTGCGCGCTATTTACAAAACTGGGGTTGGGTCTAAGATAATCCGCTTAAAAAGCGGTATTGCCTTAGACGATACACTACAATTTGATACGATTGCAGACAAAGAATTTTACGACACGCGCTTACAAAAACACGTAAAAAATCTATCTAAGTTTATGTTGGCCTTTGGGCGCTCTATCTTTGTAATACATGAGCGGGGAGCCGACTTGTCTCAACCTATAAAATCAATTACTGATATCACAAAAGTAAACTACCACGTGTTTAGTGGAGACATGGTTTATGTGCAGTCTGTTAATTTTGATCTGTCTAGCGTTAACTACTTCAAGCCGACGATGTTCAGTGTTCGTGGAGCATCAATACACCCGTCGCGCGTTGTAGATTTTAAATACATTGAGCCAGTCGAGCACGACGCACCAGAGTATTTTTACGGCGGAATAAGTGAGTTTGAACTAATACGCAATGAACTTGTAGCTGACGGCGTGATTCAGAGAGCTGTTCCGTCGATACTTGAAAAATCTTCTACGCCGTTTTACAAGATTGAAGGATTTAAAGAGCTATTAAAAGATAAACGAGAGAGCGAAGTGGTAGACCAGCTAGGCGTTCTTGAATCCATGCGATCAATTTATGGCGCAGGCGTTATTGATAAAGAGGACGAGATTCAAGTACTGACGCAATCGCTATCCAACCTTTCGGAGTCTGATAATATCACACTTAGACGCTTAGCTATGGTAACAGGTTTACCGCTGTCTTGGCTTGTTGGCGAAGCTGCGAAAGGGCTTAATAGTACGGGTGAAGGTGAGCGACAGGTGTTGATGCAAACAATAGCAACACTGCAAAGCGACTATTTGCTAGAGCCTATCAATCGTATTATGCGACTGCATAGCATGGGGCCAGTATCGTTTAAGGATAACCAGGGTGAGACGCAATCCGAGAAAATGGATTACCAGACTAAAGCTATTGCCAACGCGCAAATATTATGGGCAATGGGCGAGGACTACGGCTCTTACTTAAAAGAGCACGATGTAATTAAGAAAGATGATTTTGATTCGTTCTTTGAGTCGGTTGAGGAAGATCCGGTTGATGGGCAGCTTAGCTTGGAAGAGTTGTTTAAAGAAGAGTAGAGATAAACCTCCACTTATCTCCAATTAATTCGTTTATGTTTAATTCGCCATAAAATCTAAGTTTTACGTATATCATCTTATTCACCCATATAATTTTGTTAAGCTATTCTGGAAACTCCACTTTGCGGCAAAAAACATCATTAAGAATAGTTTAAAGCCTGGAGTCATGACATATCCCCTATCTTTTTGCCGATCAATTCGTGCAATTCTAGCCAATGCGCATGACATGGATCACAATCGTCGCTCATTAATGCTTGTACAACAATCTCCGCTAGTAGCTCGCATGGGCTGCACTCTTCAGCCGATAGTGATGTTATTAGAGATCTAACCCTATTAGCTTTGCTTTCTATTGATGGTTCCATAATTATTGCCTCGCTGTTGTGACTTAAATATAGATCGTTACCCAACAAAAAACAACAACTATTTAGCTATAAAAATACACTTTATTATAAATAAACAGTATTTACCCTAACCACAAAAAAGACTACAATTAAATTAACAAAGAGGGTAATAAGATGATTAATACAGATAAACTTAAAACAAGATATATAGCCAACGGTCATCAAGATATTACATTTTTAGTAATGAATAAATTGCCTTTGCCTAAAGGTCTTGATAGTAATTTAACTGAAATAAAAGTAGTGGTGATAAAATGAGCGATTGCAGAGTAACACAAGACACAAATGAATATTATAATGAAATGGATAAGATTGAGACTAAACAATGTCAAGCAAGAGACGAGAAGCTAAAAATAATCTACAACAATCCAGACGTCATTCAGGAGTCGCTATCTATGGACATAATGGATTTTAGCGGATCAAGAGATGACGAGGTGGGCTACTGGCACGAGCTTATGCTAGAGATAGGCGACGCGCATAAAAACAAGGATATGCAAAAAATAGGTATGCTGTTGTATCCGCACATGAAAGCTTATATAGATTATATAGCTAGTTGATATTTTAACTTAAACTCTTCGGTGCTTAGCAGGTCGTTGAGTTTTATCCCCTCTTCTTTGCACACTCTTTTCATATCAAACGATTCTCTAATACCCTTCCCCGTTAGATCAACTAAATCAAATGGGTCTATGTCCAATGCTTTTGCTAGTCTGTATAGCGTCACTAAATCCATGTTTACGTTATTAGACTCCTGATTTCTTATAGTGAAGTAGCTAACTCCGGAAAGATCTGCCAGGTCTTCTATCGTCAATCCTGCGCGGTTTCTATACTGCCTCACGAAGTTTCTTATTTTCACAGATAACCCCTATCGGCCATTTCTGACCGTCTTATGCGAGACTTCTCTGTGTTTGTTAATGGCATTGTTATTTATCCTTTGGATTTAGGGCTTCCACATCTGCAAGTAGGCGATTAACGTCATCTTCAGAAAGTTCACCTAAAACGTCATCTGTTATAGGTGTGCTGTAAGTAATTCCATTCTCATCTAGAACGGCTAGTTCATACGGATGTGATTCGGTAGTGTGAAATAGGTGTCCAGTTACAACACTAACCCCAAACCCATTACTGAACATATGCTTGGCCTGAGTGTTATTCCCGCCAACATGATGAGGCTCAAAATTTAATTCATTAATATTCATTTTATTTGATCCGTTTCTGTAGTTGATGTAAGTATTATACATTGCGTTAGAATAAATGCAAGGCTTTTTCACAATTATTTTAAGTGTAGTACAATGCTGTACGGTCTGACCAGCTTTACGCGGGGCCGCATCGCTAGAAATAGCCGAGGCATTGCGCCGGTGAGGATGGAGCTGGATTCCCGCTTGTCGGGCTTTTAATAATTATCTAAAACATGTAGTACAATGCCCGCATGAAGAGAACCGTCGAAGCCCCAAAAGAAACATCAATAAAATCCCCCGAAGCGCCTAAAACGCAGGAGCGGGAGTTTGGCGATATCATTGAAAAGATGGTCGAGCGTATGGCGCGACAGTGGAAAAACCAAGTATTGCACGCCATGAATCAAGGAACCATAGAAAAGTTTGCAGATGCTCAAGCCGGCAATTTTGCAAAGATACTGCTGTCAATGGCGAAGAACGTAAAGAAAAAGCTATTAAAGCAATATGATGATAGCCGCATAGAGTCGATGTCTAACAAGTTTACAGGCAAGGTTGATAAGCGCAATCAAAAAGAATTGTACGGCAAGCTTGAAAGTAAGATAGGCATTAGCCGTGAAGAGATGGAAGCAACCGAGGGTTTAACGTTTCAGATTAATGCATACAAGCTAGAAACGTCGCAATGGGTAAAGAAGCTTAGGGATGAAACCCTAGAAGAATGGACAGCCAACACGTTACGACTAATGGCAGACGGTAAGGGCTTGCCGGAAATACTATCCCAATTTGACGGCATGGTTGAAAAGCGCAAGAATCACGCAAAGATGGTAGCTCGTACACAGATAGCATCGTTCAATAGCCTTACGACAAAAGCTAGAGCGCAGAACCTTGGGTTGACTAAGGCTGTATGGGTAACGTCAAACGATGAGCGTGTACGTAGATCGCATATGACACGCAACGGCAAAGAGTTTGATTTAAGTGAGGGCCTGTATTCGGCTCAAGATGGTAAGACGTTATTGCCCGGGACAGATTACCAATGTTTCCCAGGGTCAACCAAAGTTAATCACGCTTCTGTTTGCAGTAAAATCTACAGGCGCAGGTTCACGGGAAAATTGTCCGAGATCGTTTCTGCCGACGGTGTAATCCTTAGATCTACACCGAATCACCCAATACTCACTGTCAGTGGGTTTAAGCCTGCTTGCGAGATCAAGGCTGGTGATCACGTCATCACAGCATTTGATGAGAGTATCGACGCTATCAAACTCTACCGCAAGGACATGATACCCACTTTTGAGCAGATTTTTTGCTCTCTTAATCTCCTTGGGGTTGAACATAGTATAGCGCCCAAGATCAGCGGAAAGTTCCACGGCGACGTTTCCGACGGCGATATCGATATTATAAGAGCCGATGGCTTTTTGATGGACACCATAGATACCTCTATCGGAGAGCGCTTTGATAAGCTCGACCTCCCCTTTTCCGATAAGGTGATCGTACTTAACTTTTTCACGTGTCTTGGCGAGCCTAGCCTTGGATTCGTCAGTTCTTATTGCTCCCCTACTAGCGTTGTGAGCAGCCTCAACTTGTTTTTGTCTAGATTCCTTGCTCATCTTAGCCCACTTGAGCTTTTCCGCTTCGCCCTGGGATCTTGGGTTTATGTTGGATTCGATGAGTCTCTTTCTAATAGTTCCCCTATCGCATCCAAAAAATTTAGAGATAGCGTTTTCGCTTTCTCCGCTCTCGTACATGGCCTTGAGTTCTTCAAGAGGAATATCGACCTTGCGAGGCTTGATATAGTTCCTGGGGACTTTAAATCCTACCTCTTTAAATTTTGCGGAAAGGAAGGGTTGGCTAACCCCGATATTTTCGGCGGCGGACTTGACGGTAGCGCCGTTAGATACAAGATCGATAGCGTTATCAATGCGGGATTGGTTGATTTTTCTGGGCATGTGTATAATCTCGAAACTGAAACGGGTGATTATACGGCAAACACAGCCGCAGTGTCAAACTGTCGTTGCGATTACAGAATATTAATACCAGGGATGGAAGACGAGGAGTAGATTATGGATTGGAAGGACGTGATAAAAAACATAGCGCCGGTTATAGCGACTGGTTTTGGTGGGCCAATAGCGGGCACTGCTACTAAGTTCCTTGCTGAGAGATTCCTAGGTGATCCCGATGCTACCGAGGAAGAGTTAAGCAAAGCTATATTGGGTGCCACGCCTGAACAATTAGCTCAACTTAAAATAATAGATAATGATTTTGCTGTCAAAATGGCAGAGTTAAAAATCGATGTTTATGCGTTAGAGGTAAAAGACAGAGATTCAGCCAGAGGCTTGGCCAAAGTTAACATGCGCCCACAAATCATATTATCTATGATTTTTATAGGTGGGTACTTCGCCCTTGTATTTATGCTTTTTAGTGGTGAAGTAAAGATAACCGAAGACATTAGGGATATGTCTAATATATTGCTGGGGGTGCTTACCGCTAGTATACCGTCAATCATGCAGTTCTGGTTTGGGTCAAGCTCTGGCAGTAAGGATAAGTCGGCGTATATGGGGAATGGTAAATGATACTAATAAAAGCTAAGCCTCGCGGGTGCGACGATTACGGCTGTGGTCATTTCGGAGCATCGCGAGGAAAGCGCGTACATAAAGGTGTTGACTACTGTACAGAAGTGGGCGATGAAATATGTGCAAACGTTACAGGCAGGGTAAGCAAGCTAGGGTACACGTATAGCGATGATTTAAGCTATCGTTATGTAGAGATAACGGATGCTAAGTCTAATAGACATAGATTTTACTACGTCAGCCCGTCGCTGAGAGTTGGCGATATTGTAAGCGTGGGCGAGACTATCGGATGTGCTCAGGATATAGCTAAGCGCTACACAAAAAACGGTATTATGAAGAACCACGTACACTATGAGATAATAGATAAAAATGGTGAGTACGTTAATCCGGAGGCGGGGAATTGAGCACTGTAGAATCTAAAAGAAACGAGTCAACAACGCCGCTGGGAGCTGGCGAGACATATACTGGCGAATGGGAAATGTCTCCAAGAGCTATGGTTCTTGTTCAATCAAAATCTGACGTTGCCGGAACTTTGTTTTTCGACTTCTCGATAGATGGCGTTAACGCAGATTCCACGTTTCCGGTTTCGGGCATATCCACAGTTGCTAATATTCCAACTGTGCAACCTGCGGCAGTTGGCGGAAGGTTTTTTAGGGTTAGGTATATAAACGGACCCGACGCACAAACATTTTTTAGGCTTGGATCTTATTATAGCAACTATTCAAATTTTTATTCCCCTCTGAACCAAGGTTATGGCCTACAGTCTCCAGCAATACTAGCTCGTACACAATGGCCGTGGCTTGATGTATCCCGTGGGCTAGCTGGCGGAATAACGTCTATTAAAAAGTTTGGGCGTAATAAAGTGGTTGGCGATACTTATGTCCCGGTAGCGATAGGCGGAAATTATAGGACTCCACAATCTACGGGGGCTACGGCGCTTAGAGTTAAAGCTGGCGGTAATGCTAACGACACGGCGGCGGGCAGTGGGGCGAGATCTATAACGTTAACTGGCACTGACGAAAATTGGCTGCCGGTTAGCGAGACTATCGTTACAGCGGGTGCATCGGCATCCGCGTCGACAACCGCAACTTTTACTAGATTATTTGTTATAGATATTGAGTCGTCTGGTACGTATGCATCAGCCACTGGTGGTTCACACGCTGGAGAAATAACAATAGAAAATGCAGCAGGGACGGAAGACTGGGGCGACGTTGCGTTAAATGGTTTTGCCAAAGGCGGTTCAGAAATAGGCGCGTACACTATCCCAGCTGGTTTCACTGGCCACGTAAAGCTTAGGGATTTGTCGGTGGATTCAGGAAAAACCGTGGATGTTATTTTCTTTAGTCGCGCAAATGCTGATGAGCTATCTGCTCCATACTCTGCTATGAGAGCGAGATCTGTCACAACGGGAATCATTGGTGGGAACGTACAGGGCTTTGGAGAGACGGACGTTCCATTTGGGCCATTTGAAGGACCTACAGACATAGGGTATATGGCTAAAAAAACGGTGTCTGGTGGCGCTGCCGCAACTGTCGCGGTTGAGTTTGAGATAATATTGATAGAAGACCTTTAGTGATTTTTGCGGGTTTTTTTCATAAAGCATATAATCGCAGCATATGACAACGATTAAAAGACAGTTTAACGACTTCGCCACCTACTCGCTTAAAGATAAAACGGCGGTAAGCGTGCGCGACGGCGTTTTAGAATATCTTGGCGTAGAGCTAGGTCTCGAGCCAAAGGATAAAATATTTACTGTCTACAGGTCGCCAGCTACTATAGCTAACGCAGCTTATGCAATGGCAGGTATACCGCTTACAGATGAGCATGTAAGCCTAGACATGCCAGCGCCCGATACGGGTAGCGCGGTTATAGACTCGGTGGTTATCGATCAATTAGACGAGTACACAAGCTCAAAGCTTGCGGTCAAAAATAAGTTAAAAATATCTGACGCAATCAGCGCAGTGCTTGAGCAAAAGAATCAATTATCACTAGGTTACTTCGCTAACCTAGTTGAACATTCAAAATGGGATTATGAGCAAGTAGACATAGTCCCACATCATTTAGCCGCTGTTGAGTCGGGTCGCTGTGGCCCACTTTGCAGTTTTATTGATCGTAAACCCACTGGAAATATTATGAAATTGAATAAAGCGTTCACCGACGCCGAGGGCGCAGCAAGCTTAGAGCAGATCGTCGAGATCGCTATGGGTTTGCCCGAGGCAATGAAAAAGGTTCCCATTGATAAGCTGCAAGAATTAATGCCGGCTATGCAAGAGATTATGACTTACGCTAAAGCTGAGGGTGCATTACCCGAAGAAGAAGCAGAAGTTGAATCTATGGATGAAGATAAGCCAGAAGACGAAATAAAAGATATGGAATCCGAGGATAAGCCCATGAAAGACGAAGAAGCAAAAGAAGACGAAAAGAAATTTTCTGATGCTGACCTGAAAGCTATACTAGATAAAGAGTCTAAGCGATTCGCTGACGCTGAAGTTAAAAAATATGCGTCTGTAGTAAATAAAGCTAAAAACTTTTTAGACTCTGATTATGACTATTCAGATAAAGCATCCTCAGAGATTATGCGCGACGCTTTAGCTACGCAATCAACTTACAAGTTCGAAGATAAAGAACTTGATATCGCATTTAAACTTTTACGTAAATCAGATGTAAATTATTCACGGTTTGGTGACTCACAATATAGTGATGACCCATTACTGCAGCGAATCAAAAACGACCTGGAGGCATAACAATGTCATTTAACAACACTGTCTTACAAGACAACCTTGACTTGCCAGCCGGTGAGTTTATTTCAGCATCACCCTACAATGTTAGCGCGTACGAAGTTTTCGAAGATGGCTTGGTTGAAGGCCGCTTTTGTAAATTTGATACAGGATCAATCGACAACATGGACGCTTCTGCAACTCCGGTTGTGGCTGGTATCGTTCGACGCAAAGTTACTGGCGAGATCGGTACAGGCGTATACAGTACAAGCGGCCAAGCCATTGACCAAGTGGCGGAAGTTATTAACTTTGGTTTTGCCACTGTTACCGTTACCGACGCGGCTACACCAGCAAAATACGACGCTGTGCAGTTCGTTAACGCCGCTACCGCCGATGCAGGAAAGGCTACAGATGCAGCTGTCGCGGCTGGCATTGTAAATGCTGGCGACGTTGTTTTTTGGGAGCAAAAAGCGGCAAACGTTTGGCTAGTCCGAATCAACAAATACCTATAAGGGGATAAACAATGAACAATGAACAGAAGCTAAAATTAGCTGCATCACTTTATGGGACTAAATCCTTTCACGACGCCACATCTTACGCTAAGAAGCATTTTAAAGATGCGGGCGGCATTATCCTTGCGCGAAATTTAGAGCACGTTAGCTCTGAGATTTTCACTCAAGAGTTCGCCGGATTAACATTTTTGCAAAGCGGTATTACAGTTAACAACGAAGGCGGCCACTCTTCTTCAATTCGCAAAATTAAACTCGCGACAGAAGGCGGGTTCCGCGAATCTGGCAGCAATACTAACACTACCGGCAAGATCACCATTTCAGGCGAAGATGATACTATTCCAGTATTTACAATGGAGGGCGAATCTGATTGGTCGGAAGTTGAATTAAAGCAAGCTGAACTAGAAAACATTAACTTGCCATCTCGTTATTTTGAGGGTCACGCCGAATTATACAATCGCAAGATTGATGATTTAGGCTTTTTAGGCCAGGTGCGTACAGACGGCACACAGAAAACAACCGGCTTATTAAACTATGCTGGCTTTACTTCTGGCGCGGCAGCTGGCACAGCTCAGGCGTTAACAGGGGCGCAGCTTTATGACGAAATCGCTACTCTTCTTACTGAGCAATGGGCTGGTGTTCTTAATGTGGACACTTATAAAGCTGATCGCGTTGTTATGCCTGACGATGTTTATAATGTGTGTGCTTCTAAGATCCTTAATTCAGCCGGATCTGAAATGAGCGTATTAAAAGCGTTACAGTCTAACTTCCCAACCGTTACTTTTGGTGTAACTACTAAAGCTAACAGCGTGGGCGGTAACTCAATTACCATCGCGTTTAGCTCAAACCGTA